ATCCTTGTAAATAGTGGATAAACTGCTCATGATACTGATGTTTCATAACTTATATCTATCTCTTTTGCTAGATCTAATGTTGTTCTAGTAGCTTTCTGCATATCATACCATGCTTGTGTTTTTAGTGGATGATCACGCCAATGTAATCTGATCTTTTTACATAAATAATGTTTATAATCTTTATGGTTGGTCATTACTTTTCAATATACGTTGTTGGTTCATTCAGGAGTTCATCAGAATATTCTGCAATCTGTAACATCCTTTGTCTTTCTAAATGCAGTAGAGTCTCTAGTCCATAATGCAAACTCATCTAACCATACACTTTTTCTACGTCATCATGTTCAAAAGTTAGGTCATGAATCTCCTGCTATCTCTTTGTCTCAATCTTCTTTTGATGATATACTCATATATTTTGATGCCATATCGTCAGGTAGCATCCACTCAGGAAGCCTAGACAATACGTATCTATATCTTTCAAAGTTACTATCCATATTTCATTGCTCATCTACATAATCCTCTTTATATGATCATGATAATGTACTCCATCAGTGAAATAACCATCATCGTGTATATATTCAGATCATCTGCCATGAGAATCATACGTCTCTAGTTTTCTCTACAAATACTTCTTCTCATTTCTCAATACTATTAACTATTGATAATATAAAATCGTTTTGAAATGGATATGGTATGAACGGTAGATGCGGTTTATCTAGTCTAGGATTATATGTCCATAAGAATAATGCAAAGAACATTAATGGACTCTTTTTACATTGTTCTAAATAAAACTCTTGGAATTTTTTATCTCATTCAGCACGTCTCATTATAGATATTCTTTTTTTCAGATTGTTGTGCTGTACTTGTTTTATATATTCGTCTCTTTGTTCTGTTGAATATTTTACGTTTGATCTCCACTTCTCCAATGTTTCTTCTCTAGATAATCAAGAAAAATCTAACATTTCTTCTATCAAAAAGTTCTCAGGTACATCCATAACATTATTTAAAGTGTAATCTTGTGTCATTTATTTCTTTCAATTTGCAAAAAATTCTCCTAATTCCTCCATTAGGTCTTTCTCATTAAGTTCTTGTTTCTTCTTTCAATCTGATGTTGATTGTTGATCTTCTCTTAGATCAAATATACTATGCTCTGCACTTAGTAATAATTTAGCTATGCTTGAATTGTATTGTCAGGTTATACCTAGATCTTTAAGCATTCTTAGTTGGATACTCAAACATCTCTTGTACGATAGAAAAAAAGACGGATATAATAATTTACCTTCATTTCTGTCAGTAGCCCAGTTCCTAAGTGTTCTAACATCAACTCATATTTTCATTGCAAATCACTCAAATCGTGGTGGAGCTTTTGGTCTAGTGTTGATTCTCTCCCTCATCACTCAATTTTTTCATACAAATTCTTCTGTAATATATTCTTCATAGTATCATCATTTTACATGATTCTCAAAATATTCAAGCATCTCTTTTACATATTTAGGTTTATATTTTGAAGGCGATCATTTTCATATGTTGGTATTTACTTTAATTCATTTCTTATTATTTATTTCAATTTCTAAGATTCTTTCGTCTCTAGATTGTTTCTTCTTAACTATTTGTTTCTTAATCTTTGTGGTTTTTGCTGTACTTGTTCACGTTTTTTTGGCACGTTTTGCTAGATCTTTCATTGTTCAAGTCTTTTTTACCATGCTTCTATTTGTTACGGATAAATTTTCCTAATTGATCTTTAACATGAGCATCTAGTTGTTTTCATAAATTATCTCTTAAAGCTTTCTCAGCTAATTTTAGATCTTTAGTCCATAGCATTCATGATTCTTCGATCTTTTTTCTTAGCTTATTTGAAATAATACTTTGTCATTGAATTGTATCTCATTCAATGTAATAAACAACGTCTCCCATTTCTAATTTCTCCATGTGTAGTTTTAAATAATAAATAAGTTTGCAGAGTGTCGAATCGAACGACCGTAACCTCGCTTATGAGACGAGATCGAGAACCAGCACTCTCCCTGCATTATATGGGAGGAAAATGTTTAATAAACCTCCCAAATCGAATCGTATGACATGATTCAGTATCCGTAGCCCCACCTTGCTAGAGATCATGATAGCCCTCTCTTTGTGCTACCAAGCCGTGTGTAGTTTTATTTATAGAAGTCGATTTGACCATCATAACTGATTCCATTATCCATTGCATGGTATATGGCAATTCTTGCTCAGTTTTTTAGATCTTCCATAACATTCACTATTCATTTTGTACAGTTTAATTCTGATAAATCAACAATTCTTTTTGCGGGAAAAGAATTTCTATCAAGAACTCCTGCGATTTTACAATCAGTATATCATACCGTAACATTCCATGTATGCATTGGATATGCAGAATATGCAACTCCATCAACATCTAATGTTACTACTAATTTTCATCCAATAGCATCTTGCGGTGCTTTAACAAATGTAGCATTTAGTCAATCCATGTAAGAAACTTTTGTAAGATTTCTGAATACATTTTTTGATGTGCTAGATTTTAAACTCCAATTCCATTCAGCATCTTTAGTTGTATAAGTTACTGCTGGTCTTTCTGATATTGCTACAATATCTTCTATCATATCAATTGCTCCTTCTGCTTCTTCTTCTACTACTATAACTGGTGTTTCTTTCAATGTTGTAATTTCTGTTAATAACATGTTTGATCTTTTTACTGCATTTGCTAGATCTGTTTCTAATACTTCATTTTGTTCTACTGCTAGTTCTAACTTAGCTGAATCGTCTCATGCTCCTCCAAAGATTACTAATCAAATTAGGAATCCTAGTCATAGTATAGCCAATACTGTAAGTCAGTTTTGTAATGCTCTTTTCATTTTGTTTAAATGTAATAATATATAAAAAAGTTTAATCACTTCGTGTTTGTGCCTTTACTGCTCGCATTTGTGCAGATTGTGCTTCTGTAATAGCAATACTTGCTAGTCTTTTAGTCTCTTTTCATGCTCATTCTGAATTTCTTAATGCATCCATTTTATCAATAATTGTAGCATATAGTTGTTTAAGTTTTCATACCTGATCATCTCAACTAGGATTAAATCTTAATCAAACTGACTTTTGTCAGAAAGATAATTCAGGCATTTTTTCCACTGATGGTCATAGTCATGTAGAGTTCATTTTTTTTAATATAATTAATATAAAAGGTTATTTCTCTAGGTTTCTTGTTCAAAATCTACTAACAAGGTATGTTAATCAATCTTTTGATAATTCTATATTTTTTCATTCTACCTCGATCGTCATCTCTATTTCGTCTATCTCCTTACCTTCAATAACAATATATAATGTACTGTTTGAGTCGATTTTTAGTCTTGTTTCTTCTAGCAAATATTTTATAGCATAGAAATAAAAGAATTTATCTGTATCATCTGCAAGATCTTCTATTTCTTCTTCATGACTCTCTAATTCACTTTTGAAATGCTCCATATCTCCCTGAACTTTTCTAAATGAATTATTTGTATCTAATACATAATCAGATGCATTTTTTCTAATTTTTATATTATCTGCTTCTCATTTTTCTAGTCTATCAATCAGTCATAATACCGCACAGAATAATACTGCTATAAGTACAAATAATATTATAATTACTGTTATCATCTTATTTTTTCTTTAACTCAGATAAAATCTTTTTTGATTCTACATCCCCAAATACTTTTTTAATATAATCAGCATCAGGTTTATGTTCTCCAGAGATTATACTACCTCTGAACTGCTTTTTGAACTTTGCTATATAATCCTCTGCTTCTCAATAACATGTAGGTTTTGTCATAGCAAACTCAGGTATAATACCCATAAGTTCATTGATGATACCTTTCTGATCTTTTGAAATAGCAAATACCTCTAATTTGTCAATATTTCCTTTGGCAATTTGATCTAATTTGTCTTTAGCTGATTGCAATAACTCAGTAGTTACTGGTACTACATCATAGATCTTCTCAGGCAAATCAACCTTACCTTGCATGAAGTTATCATTACAATGATTTGATAGATCAATAGGATTCTTCAAAGATTCTCAACCAAATACTGCATGTCCGTAATTTCAAACTTTCTTGTAATCTAGATATTGGTTAGGTATATCATAAGTAAATTTACCAATACCTCGCTTTACTCCTGCTCTTTTAAATGCTCATGATGATGTAGTCTTCTCTTTTCATTCCTTTGTGTCTCCCATATCAGATCTTCGTAATCGTTCTCCATCTACTCTAATTCAGATACTACATACAGTTTTTCCTGAAACGGTAGTAATTTTGTCTTGCCAGTTGTTTATACCAATAAGATTGTTTAATTGATCCATAGTATCTCTAGCATCAAAGTATGCTACACAGATACATTTTGTATCGTTTTTGTAAGTTGTTTGTACCATTCGTTTTACCTCAAATGGCTTAAATAAATCAGTTAATCATGTCATACGTGTGATTTTTAAATATAAAAGATAGTTCTTCTTTACAATAGAGATTATTTCTACTAATACAAGTAGTAATTATACCTTTTCTGCTAACTTATCGTTATCATCTCATGGGAAGCACTACAAAACTTCTTTTGCAGTAACAATAAATCCATCAGGTTTCCTTTTCCACAATCTAATCAATCTCTCTGTAAACGGAATCCTAATATATCTATAAAATAGCTGAGTTTTAAGCCTTCTACCTGATAATTTCCATTTAGATAAAGGTTTACCTCGAGGATCTCATGGTTCTGTGTATGGATATGGTGCTTTCATATGATCCATTGCATTTTGTAATATCTCTGCGGTCATCTTTACTTTTTCCATGATCTCTAATAATATAATAAAACTAATCATCTCATGGTCAAACAACAGTACCTTTTCAACAACTAGGACATTTTGCTTTCTTTTTTAATATCTTAGCAAATAAAGTTAGTGAATAATCTCAATATATGTATTCCTTATATTCACAATCTTTGCATCTTATATAACATATTGCTTTATCTAATTTCATGTTGTTTTTTCGCTAAAAGGTTTAAAACATCTTAAAAGATCGTATTCAGTATATGTAAATACTTCTTCTTCTAATTCTTCCCAAACCATCATCATTATATATCTATTGTGTATATCTATTGCAACAACCTGATATAAGTTATCATCTCCATGATCATCCCTATGCTCGAAATTCTTTCACAAAAATTTCTGTTTGTGTTCAATACTTGTTTCTGTTACGTCTATTCGATCAGAGGAATTTTCGATTGTTGTTGCTGGTATTAGCAGAGATTCAGCTGGATTAGAGTAATCCCCAAAATATACACGATAATGTGTTTTAGAGAATTCATTTGCTTTCCAGTTATTTGTTTTATGCATGTATTTTTTAATAATTTTCATGTGTAGTTATTTAATATAATAAAACTATTTTCATCTACCTCTATTTAATGCTTCTCTAGCTTTGTCTTTATCTATAATAGGTTTTGGACTTGTATCTACTTCGTATTTCTTTGTGATCTTCTTTTTTGCTTTAATATATTTTGTATCTTTGCTTACAGGTATTTGTATATCTATCTCTTTCAGAAACCATTTAGGAATCATATCAATTTCTTTTACAATACCTTGTATAATAGAAGGATTCTTAGATTGATATTTGATAAAATTCTTAATGTAAACCCAGTTCTTCTTATATACTATTTTTCAATCTTCTTCAAACTTTTTCAATATGGATATGATCTGCCACTCTAATAACTTTGTATCTATTATCATTTCATCTATCCCTATTTCATATACTCCTGCTATATTTGTAAATGAATTCGTCAAAAGATATACAAACAATAATTTCTCTGTTGCTTTCAAACTTTTGATATATGTATCTTTTCGCAGTCTTGTTTCAATTTGTCTTTTTGTTGCCATACGATTTATAATATAATATAATATAACATAATATAAGCCAGTCTGTATACAGGCTGTTACCTTCCTGTTATCTTCTTAGTTCTAGTCTTAGTCTTCCTCCATATCCAAAGAATCCATAAGACTGTGGATTCACATTGTCAGATTTTCTTGTTCTTTTTTATTCAATGATTGTTTAATTGTTGCTCAAATACCAATCCCCGCAATGGTTATTAATATCGTTTCTATATTTCCTAATTTTCTTTTCATAAAAGATATATCATTTTCATATCTTTCTAAGATTTGTAGTAATTCTGTTTTATCCATTTCGTGTGGTTTTAAATAATAAATATATACTCTATTTGGTTTGGTTCATACTGTTATAGGTTTTATTTGGTTAAAAGGTTATATATTAAGTCTATACATTCTTCGCTTTGGTCTTCTATTGGTCCACGTTTATTGTTCCAGTATAACATAGTTCAAGCCTCTATTCTTTCTTGCTTGCGAACACTT